CGAAATCTTCCAGAACAACGTGCGGCTGCTGGGCACGGCGTTCGGCGCCGCGTTGTTGCCTGCGCTCAATGCCGTGCTGCCGCCGCTGGTCAGCATCGCGGCCGGCGCAGGACAGTTGCTGGAGCGCTTCCCTGTGGTCGCCACGGGTATCGGCGTGGTGGTGGGTGCAGCCGCCGTGTGGACGGCCGGCGTGCTGGCGGCCAACGCAGCCACATGGCTGTGGAACAGCGCCATCTTGGGGCTGCGCTTCGGCACAGCGCTCGCGCGGTTGCGGGCGCTGACGGTCGCGACCTGGGCGTACGCGCGTGGCGCGTTGCCCGGCGCGCTCTCGGCGGCGACGCGGTTTGGGTCGGTGCTCGGTGGTGCGCTTGCAAAAGGCGCGATGCTCGCGGGCCGCGCGATCCTGTTCATCGGCCGCGCCCTGCTGCTCAATCCCATCGGGATCGCAGTCACCGTGATTGCCGGCGCCGCATTCTTGATCTGGAAGAACTGGGCCGCTATCCAGCCGAAGCTGGCGGCGTTCTGGGGGGCCATAAAGGGCGCGGCAGCGTCGGCGTGGGAAGGCATCAAGACAGTGCTCGGCGCGTTGTGGACCGGCATCAAGACCGTGTTCGCATTCTCCCCGCTGGGCCTGATCGTGAACAACTGGAACGCCATCACCGGATTCTTCAAGACCTTGCCGGCGACGATGCTGACGATTGGCGGGCAGATCATCGACGGACTGCTGGGCGGCATCACCGCCGGCTGGGATCGGCTCAAAACCGGCGTGACCAATATCGGCGATGGCATCGCCAACCAGTTCAAGTCCGTGCTCGGCATCCAGTCGCCGAGCCGGGTGTTCATGGGCCTCGGCGACATGCTGGGGCTCGGGTTGCAGCAGGGCATGCTGGGCACCGCCAAGGTGGTTGCCGGCGCCGCGCTGGCGCTGGCCACTGCCGCAACCCCGTCGTTTCCCGGTAGCGTTGGGCCGGGCGTGGATGCTGGCGCACAGAACGTTGGTGCGTCGGTTGTCGGTGCTCGCGCACAGGGTGCGGGCGCTACGTCGGGTGCTGCGGGCGGCGCGCAGCCGACAGCGTCAACGGCCGCGGCAACGCCCGCCGCGATGCAGATCACCATCGGCCCGATCCAGATCACGCAGCAGTCAGGCGAGGATGCCGAGGCGCTGGCCGAGCGCGTGGCCGCCGCCATCGAACGCAAGGCCGGCCGTATCCGCCGCGCCGCGTTGGGGGATGTGACGTGAGCCTGGACATCGCCCGCGTGGTGAGCGCCGCACGGCAGACGCGCAGCCTGATCGACCTGGCGCGCGGTATGCCGCGCGACCCGGTGTCGGCGATGTCGAGCGCGCTGTCCGGTGCGGGGCTGCCCGATTGGGCCAGTGCGCTGCGCAGCGGTCGGGTTGACGCATTCCGCAATGCGCTGGGGCCGACGCCGGTGGCGCCACGGCCGGACCTGCCCGCGCCCACTGCGGCACCCGCGGCGGCTACACCGACAGCGGGTGCCAACGCATCGTCCGGCGACCCCCCGCCCAGCGGCAGCGTGCTGCTGAGCCTTGGGCCGGTGCAGTTCCTCGCGGGCGCGCTGGCGCACCAGAGCATTGCCCGCTCGGTTGACTATCGCTGGGCGGCGCAGGATCGCTTGGGGCGCGCGCCGGCGCGCCAATTCCTCGGCCGCGGCGAGGAAACCATCGAGCTGTCCGGCTACACCCTGACCCACTACACCGGCGGCGCCGAAACGATCACCCGTCTGCGCGCGCTGGCAGATCAGGGCGAGCCGCAGGCGCTGGTCGACGCATCGGGCACCGTGCTGGGCCTGTACGTACTCACCCGGGTTGAGACCACCGGCAGCGAACTGGATGCCAGCGGCCGGCCGCTGATGCTGGAGTTCCGGCTGGCGCTGTCTGCCTATGGGGAGGATGCCTGATGCGCGAGTATCGCACCCGCGACGGCGACACCCTCGATGCCATCGCATGGCGCGTGTATGGCCGGCACGGCGCCGTGGTGGCGCTGGCCGAGGCCAACCCGCAGGCGCTTGCCACGCCGGTACTGCCCGTTGGCGTGACGTTGCAACTGCCCGACGTGCCGGCGGCGCCGCGCGTGGCAACCGTGCGCCTGTGGGGCGCGGCGTGAGACCTGTCTTTGCGGTATCGCTGGGTGGCGCCGACATCACCAGCAACATCGCCGACCGCCTGATCTCGCTCAGCGTCAGCGACGAAGCCGGCGTTTCGTCCGATCGATTCGAGATCGCACTCGATGACCGCGATCACGCACTCGGCTGGCCCGGCGCCGGTGTCGAGCTGGAAATTGCGCTCGGCTACCGCGAAACGGGTGGCGCGCGCACGATGGGGCGCTACACGGTGGACGAAGTGGAGTCGTCCGGGCCGCCGGCCGTGCTGAACCTGCGCGGCGCGGCTGCCGACATGCTGGCCAGCCTCAAGAGTCAGCGCCGCGCCGACTACGACGGCAAGACCGTGGGCGAGATCGTGCGCACCATCGCCGCCAGACACCAGCTCACCCCTCAGATTGCTGCCGCATTCGAGTCGCAACCGGTGGAACACCTGGACCAGACAGACGAAAGCGACCTGCACCTGCTCACCCGACTCGCCGAGCAGTTCGGGGCCACCATCAAGCCGGCGTCCGGCCGGCTGCTGTTCGTTGAAGCCGGGAAAGGTGTTGACGCGAGTGGGGCAGTAATGCCAGCGGTTGCGATCATCCGCCAGCAGGTCACGACATGGCGCGCATCCGAACAGGAGCGGCAGTTCTACTCGCGCGTGGAAGCGCGCTGGAAGCCAGCACGCAAGCACGCCACCCAGACCGTGGTGGTGGGCGAGGGCGAGCCATCGACCACGCTGCGCAATGCGTTCCGCTCGGAACCCGAGGCACGGCGTGCCGCCGAGTCGCGCTTGCGCAAGATGTCGCGCGCGCGCACCGCGCTCAGCCTGAGCCTGCCTGGCGATCCGGAGCTGGTGGCCGAGCGGCCGATCACATTGTCCGGGTTTCGCGAGGGTGTGGACGGCGCTTGGATCATCACCCGAGCCGAACATCGCCTCGACAGCGGCGGATACAGCACCAGCATCGAGGCACAGCGGCCCGACTCGGTGAGCGCGTAGCAGTGCGTCCCGTTCCCCGAGACTGAGCGCACCCGGATGTGGATCATCGCATCCATGCCCGGAATGTCCCGCCAAACTGGCCGTGTGCTCGACGAACTGACGCATCTGCGCCAGTCGATCGCCGACATCCTGACGACGCCCGTTGGCTCGCGGGTGATGCGCCGCGACTACGGCTCGCGCCTGTTCCAGCTTGTCGATGCGCCGATCAACGCGCGCACACTGGGCGACATCTATGCCGCCACCGTGGACGCGCTGCGGCGCTGGGAACCGCGCATCGCCGTGCGCCGGGTGCGCGTGCTGGAAGCTGCGGCCGGGCGTCTGGCACTGGCACTTGAGGCCGACTTCCGCGACGGCGCGCAACGCGCGCGCATCGACATGCCCGTCGAGGTGTCGGCATGAGCGTGGATCTGTCGCTGCTGCCGCCGCCAGCAGTAGTCGAACCACTCGACTTCGAGACGGTGCTTGCAGCGGCAAAGGCCGACGCGCTCGCCGTGTTCCCCGATCTCGCCGACGTGCTGGCGCTCGAATCCGAGCCTGTCACCAAACTGCTGCAGGTATTCGCCTACCGCGAACTGCTGCTGCGCGCCCGCGTCAACGATGCCGCGCGCGCCGTGATGCTGGCCAGCGCCACCGGAAGCGATCTGGATCAACTCGCCGCGCTGTTCGGCGTGGCCCGCCTGGTGCTCGATCCCGGCGACCCAGCCGCCACCCCGCCGGTTGCACCGACGCTGGAAACCGACGCCGACCTTCGCCGGCGCACGCAGCTTGCGCCGGAGGGATTCAGCGTCGCCGGCCCCGAGGGGGCCTACATCTTCCACGCGCTCAGCGTTGCCGACGTGCTCGATGCCAGCGTCACAAGCCCCGCCCCGGGTGAGGTCGTGGTGTCGGTGCTCTCGCGCACCGGCGACGGCACTGCCAGCGCTGATCTGGTGCTCGCGGTTGCCGCGACGCTCACCAGCACCGCAGTGCGCCCGCTGACCGACATGGTGACCGTGCAACCGGCGCAAATCCTGCCCTACGCTGTCACAGCCACGCTGTGGACATTGCCCGGCCCGGACGCCGCCGTGGTGCTGGCGACGGCGCAGGCGCGCGTGCAAGCGCTGGTGGAATCCACGCGCCGCCTCGGTCGCGACATCGCCCGTTCCGCGCTGATCGCTGCGCTGCACGTCGAGGGCGTGCAGCGGGTTGATCTGACCGAACCAGCCGCCGACATCGTGATCACGCCGAGCCAGGCGGGCAGCGCCACGGCGGTGACGATCACAAGCGGCGGCGTCGATGTCTGACAGCCTGTTGCCGCCGAATGCCACCACGCTGGAGCGCGCGCTCGAAGCGGCCACGCTGCGCATCGATGCGATCCCCGTTCCGCTGCGCACGCTGTGGAATCCCGACGCCATCCCGGCCGCGCTGCTGCCATGGCTCGCGTGGGGCCTGTCCGTCGACAACTGGGACCCGACCTGGACCGAGGCGCGCAAGCGCGCCGTGGTCGCGGCCTCCATCGACGTCCACCAGCACAAAGGCACCGTGGGCGCCATGCTCACCGCGTTGTCGGCATTGGACTACAACGCCAAGCTGGTCGAGTGGCATCACACCGCCCCACGAGGTACGCCGTACACATTCGCAATCGAATCCACACTGGACGCGCGCGGCATCGTCGATGGCATCTGGGCCGACATCGAGCGCACCGCGCTGGCCGCCAAAAACGCACGCTCGCATCTCACCAGCATTCGGCTTGTGCATACCTCGCCGAGCCCGGCAGTGATGGCCGCTGCGATCACCAGCGCCGAAATCGTAACGATCCAGCCGTGGCAACTCACTGAAATCGAGAGCGTCGGCCAGCAGACCATCGGCGTCGGCATCTTCGCCCGCGAAACCGTAACCATATCCCCACTGGTGAACTGACATGGCATTTTTCACCCTGCTCACCACCACCGGCAAGGCCAAGGTTGCTTCGGCCATAGCCTCCGGCGTGCCGCTGGCAATAGCCGCAATGGCACTGGGCGATGGCGGCGGCGCTGCCGTGGTGCCGGAAGAAAACCGCGCCGCGCTGATCGGCGAGGTCAATCGCGGCCCGGCCAACGTGCTCGGCGTTGATCCGGTCAACCCGAATTGGGTCACTGTCGAGCGCATCATCGCGCCCGAAGTCGGCGGTTGGACGATCCGCGAAGTTGGGTTGTTTGATGCCGCTGGGGACCTGGTTGCCTACGGCAATTTCCCCGACAGCTACAAGCCGCAGCTTGCCGAAGGCAGCGGCAAGGAACTGGTGATTCGGGTTCAGATCGAAGTCGCCAACGCATCCGCCGTAACGCTGCTGATCGACCCCAGCGTCGTGCTGTCAACCCGTGCGTACGTCGATGCGCAGTGGCTGCTGCACCGCGCCCGCCGCCACTATTTTTCTGCAACCGCGAGGTAACCCATGAACGGACGATTCGGCAAAGCCGATCTTGCCGCAGCAGCAGACACCGACATCTACACCGTGCCGGCCGCGACGGTCACTACCGCAACGGTCGCATTCGTCAACCGCACCGCCGCCGAAGTGCTGGTGCGCCTCGCCGTGCGCAGTGCAGCGCTGGCCGCCACCGACTATCTGGAATATGACGCGGCCGTGCCCGCCAACGGCGTACTCGAACGCACCGGCATCGTGCTCGGTGCCGGCGAGATCATCACCGTCCGCGCCAGCGCCATCGGCGTGAGCGTGCGCGCGCATGGCTTCGAGGAGGTCGCGTAATGGGCCGGTACACAAGCGACAGCGGCAGCAGCCAGCCGCGCCGCAAAGTCGTCCCGATCGATGCGTCCGACCCGGCGTATCCCGTGCCTGCGTGGGCGCTCAACGGCGTCGTGTACGTTTCCGGCACAGCCCCTGGGGCTGGCGGCGGCAATCGCGCCACCGCTGGCGAGCGTGGCGGCGGCGGCGGAGCGGGCGGCTATTGCATGCGCGTGCCGATGCGAATCAACGGGGCTGCGACGATTGCAATTGCGATCGGCGCGCCAAGCAACGGTGCGGCCGGCAGTAGCGGCGCCACGGCAGCAAATGCAGGCGACACGACCGTAACAGTTGGGCCGTGCGTGCTGACCCTGCAGGGCGGTAAAGGCGGCGCATCGCCCGGTGGCGGCGAGGGCGGCCATGCGGCTGTTGGATCGCTCGTCGGGCTGACTGTCGGGCAAGGCGTCTCCGCACCATTCACCAGCGGCGCGAGTTCGTTGGGCCTTTCTGGGCCGCCATCGCCGCTGGCGTCTGGAGCCCCTGGTGGGCCTGGAAATAGCACCACGCAAGGTTGGGGCGCGGGAGGTATGTCGCCGTTTGGCGGCGGCGGGTCCGGCCTCGCGTCCGCCCCAGCGGCGAACGCACCGGGCGGCGACGCGTCGGGATTCGGCGCAGGCGGAGCCGGTAGTCACGGCACAGGCAAGGGCGGCGCCGGCGCGCCCTCGTTCGTTCTGCTCGAATTCGAGGAGGTCGCATAATGCGCGCGCTCGCACTGCTCACCGACGACGGCACG